CACGGCTTCACCTGCTCTTTTCACCGTGTTTTTCCATTTGAACTTTGATGGTAACACGCCGTTGGGCGTATGTCGATTGATCGGAGTGTTGTCGAGGCGTAGGTAATCGTATTTAATTAGTGTAGATATTGATTCCCCCATATCGTTAAGATCTTTTAAATGCAGTGTTTCAACTGGGTCTAAGAGAATAACATCAAAATCAGGATCGCTGACAAACGGATGAGGGATAATCCCCATATCTGAGTTTTTAAAAGCGTGATCAATCTCAACCTCGGTAACAATAATATCACCTGTATCCTCATCAATCTGCTTAACAGTTTTATACTTTCTCATTAACCCGCCAACTGTTTCTTTTCTCGTTGGCGTTATGTCAGTAGGGCCGTTGTAAGCCCACGGCGGGACGTCTGCAACATAGTACCCCTTAACCTTGTTTTGTGTTTTAGAATAATTTAAAAATATAAATATGGGTATATCTCCATCGCCAAGGTTATACGGTGGCGATGAGTTTATATATCGCTGCTGCATATAGACCAATCTATCTGTAGATGTAGCAGCATTGAAAAGCATAGCCTTTGTTGCATATGTCGTATTTGCAGACACACCAGAGGCATAATAATATATATTACATTGAGGTGTGGTGCTGGTTGTCTCAGATTGGCTCTGTGGATAAAATCCATATTGACCGCCTGGTAACGTAACCTGTGTGACTGAGTTCCCTGGATTATCGGACGTATTGTTGGTGTCCGTTGATACAGCAGACATACTAGTGTCCAGTTCGCTTTGGTGGATAGCGCCTGAACCTATATTACCCTGACCAAGGGTATTAGATGCCACCATCGTTCCGGTAATTGTTCCAGCTGCTATCCTTGCCGCTGGGATTGATCCCGCGTTTAGGTTCCCGGCGTTTTGGTAATAACTGCCGTGTTGGCCGTCGAGTTGATCCGCATCAAGCCCATTCCCTGCGCCGGTATTGACGTATAAGTTATTAATTTTACCGGCGTTAATATTTGAGGCGTTGCGGTAATAGCTGCCGTGTTGAGCGTCCAATAAATCAGCGTCTAGCCCTGAGCCGCCGCCGTCGTTGCCGGAGTGCCAAACGGTTGCGCCGCTAGTTACCTCACCAAGAACAGATTTTAATTTATCAACAGTTGCTTTTATTTCTGTTCGCGCCTGTCCTGGGTCATCGGTTCCCGCGTCTAGATGCGTCGTAGTTAAATCATCTGTTGGCCATGCCATAATAACACCCCTTAAACTGTTATAAACCTAATTCTATACGTCGTAATTGTAGCCGCGTTGCCGCTGGACTTGGTTACATTAATTCGTAATTTTACATACTGGTCTGTTATTTGTGTTGCTGGGTTAATTGTAGCCCAAGACGTATATGTTACGCCATCGCCGCTGTGCTGCTCTTCAAACGTTACCGCATCGCCCGAATAATCTGAATCTGGATCAAGTTTAAATGTTTTACTGCTGCCTAGATTAACAGCTGGGTGCTCATACGTCATATCTGACGCGCCGGTTCCGCTCCATATGTCGTAAGCGTCCCACGTCGTTAGGCCGTCCCACGTTTGCGTTAGATTGGCTATAAGTATATCACCAGATATATAACAATCTGTTAACGTGCCCGGCCAGCCCTCAACATGGCAGTTAACAATCAAAAATGCTGCACCTTCTCTTGGATCGCTTAATGTAACCCTTACGCGCTGCTCGTTAGTGCTCTCGTTGCCGCTGGTGTCCACTGCTTTAATAGCAAAATCATAAGCGCCAGCGGTTAATAAATTATTTTCCCACGGGCTAAACGTCAGCAAACCAACCGGGTGAAGTAACGTCATAGATGCCCACGCCGTTGAGGCGGTAGCATGGTATTTTATACGATATCCCGCCAAATCAATATCTGGGCTCGCGTGCGTCCACTCGTAAACGCGTGTGCGGTCGGCTTGCTCTGACACTGTGAAGCTGTCAACATCGGAAGGCGGCTGTGTTTTACCAACGACTACATGGCTTGTTGTGTCCCAATCACTAACAGCGCGGAAAAAATTAACCGCTCTAACACGGACATTATAAGTTAGGCCATCAGTTACACCTGTTATATACGTTTGTAGCGTTGTTGCACCCACTGCCGGAGTGCTTGATAAGTAGGTTGAGTCTGTAGATTTTTTATATTCAACCTCATAATGAGAGACAAACTCGTCGGACGGTTGCGACCATTGTAGATTAATTCTAGAAACAATCGAACCATCACCAGCCTGTAACAGGTCGTTGGTGCCGCTGGTTATACTTGAGATTAACGGTTTAACAACAGAATAGGGGTCGGGTAAATTAGTATCTGGCTGCGCCTCTTCTTTTCCTGGCGTCGTGCTGTCGTATGTCGAGCTATTCCACTCTATAAAAACAGCGCTCACCGCCAGATTATTGGCTATCGACAATTTAACAAGTTGAAACTGCTTGTTAGTCCAGCCTGGGGTATCATGCGTTATTTGATAGATTCGCCCAATCTCACCATATAACCACTTAGGCGTTAACTGGCACTCAAACATTAAGCCCTGTCGTGACTTTTTCAAATAAACTTCAGCCCAGCGCTTTACGCGGTCGGGGTCGTTATCCGTTTTTAATGATACCTCTTTAATATTCTCAAGGCCGCCATCGTCTGTTACATAAGAGCTAACGACGTTAGTGTATATATAGGGTTTATGGTCTTTATCTTTGTTGATAAACGCTACTTTAACTCCGTTATAACGAGACCGGCGAGAAGGTTGAGATATTTTAATGCTATTCATCAAGATATCATCTTGGTCTATTGTGCTGGTGATCGTCCGGTTATTGTTGGTGCCTACCCACGGGACATATTCGCCATTCTGGTAAGTTATCCCGCCGTAAAAAGCCTGGCATAATTCTTTAAGATTTTTAAGTAGCGTGTTTTCTGTTTTAACAATGGCATTTATAGCGTACTCGTCAATGGTTCCGCTGTCGGTGGTATTGTCGGTTACTGCGGTAACCTGCGCGGCTAAATCGTTAGCTTCGTCAAAGTTTGTAGTCGGTATAGTTAAACCGGCCCCATAGGTGCTGTTAGTTAGATAGTCATAAACTAACCATGTAGGATGCCATCGGGGCGTGCCTCCGTCGTTGTACCATCGCCCGTCAATGTCGGCGGTGATAGTGGGGAAGCTTTTAATTTTTTCGTCGTCATATTTAATTTTTAAATGAGTATAGGCGACGCCTTGTAACCTATGCGACGAGCTCCAGCCTATAGATTCGAAAGTGTTTATTAGGTCGGTGTCGGCTAGTTGCGTATCTGTACCCTTATACTCTGTTTTAGTGACTAGGCCGCTGTAATATGCGTCAGTGCTGTCTATGTCGTCTATATAGATCGCGTTGAATGCCGAGATTTCACCCTCGCAATAAACGCTCACTATATGGAGGTATTCATTTGACGTACCACTAACCCCAGCAAAAATAGTAACGCCCTTAACCAGCACGCCTCTCCCATAAACCACGGGTAGTTTTTTGGCGTTCGTGGTCTCGTTGGTTTTTATTTTGTCGTTATCAGAAATAAAAGAATCGTCTTCAGGTGCTGCTATGATCTCATCGTCAACACTATCAAAGATAGATTGCTGAATAATAAGGCTCTCAGGCTCTAGCTCCGGAATAGCTTCACTGACTCTTTCAAGCTCGCTTTGTAGCGTTGGGGTGTCAGGCATCTTCTCTACCCCATTGTAAATTATCTATAGTCTCGGCTGCAAACTGGAACCCTCTATCACCTGGGAAAAAGTGCTGTTGATCATCATCGTTAATACGTCGCCCTGATTTACGGGTAAACGCGCTCCAGTGATTGGCCGTTTTTAGAGTGATGGTTGATTTAGTGTCAGGCGTCTCACTGATAGAAAATGTGTCTATATAGCCGCTGTATAGTTTAACAGGGTTGCTGTTCGGTGAGTTGTTATAAAATGTACCGTCATTATTTAGATAGGCAAAATAAATATTAACAATCTTATTAGCGATAGGGTTAGACAAAAACGCGGATATAAACGACTGATCAACGCCGGATAGATTAATACTAACCGTCGAGGCCGTCATATTGGCGTCTTCCGTTATTTTCCCAATTGACAACAAATGGCCTAGCCGCAAATATGCATTACCACTGTATGATAAATCTCTGTAGGCATTGGTCATATATACAGGCGTATCTAATAACAGGTCGATTAAATGGCAACAATGATAAGCGCTATAGTCTGCCGGTTCGTTCGTTTCGCGCCCGTATTTAGATATACCCACTATGTAAGCGCCTCCACCATCGAGAATTTAAGGCCGGCTACCTGACTAGCGTTCTTTTTAATGCCGAATTTTTTATCATCAAGTGCCATCGTGAATTTTACATTATTGTAGGTAAATGCCGCGCCATTTGCTGGTGTTTTTCTTAGTGCTGGTTCAAACTTAACAATCATTTTGTTGGCGTCCGTGCCTACCCCTTCGGTAGTGTCCTCTATGCACATATACACCTTTTCGTCACCCGCAAGCGTAAACACGTCGCCAGCCTTGAACGTCGTGCCAGTCCCAACAGCGTCTATAATTATTTGATTATCGTTGGTTGTCGAGCTGTAGGCTGTGGCCCCGGTTATTGTCCCTAGCGGCGCATCGTGCGTAATATAAGGGACCGTAAAAGACGATGCGCGGCCCTTTTGGCTTATCATAAATGATGATAGCGCTTGGTAGTCTGAGCGCTCCATAAAATCAATGTCTACATCTATCCGCCACACGTGCGCACCTATATTCCTAGCTTGCCTAATGCCTGATTGCGACATTGAAACGGCTGTAGGCTGCTCGCTTGTGAGTTCAAACGATTTTACATTGTAGCTGCCTAAATCTAAGTTACCACCCATAGATTACCCCAGCGGACCGGCGCGGCCGCGCTCGGTGTATGCGTTTTGAATAATTGAGATAATAATATTTTGATTACTAATAATATAATCTGTCGCCGCTCTCGCGTCTAATGCGTTAATGTTGAAGTTTACCGTTAGATCACCGCCGCCTAGATTCCCCCGGTCTATCGCTTCAGATAGTTTTTTGTTGTCCTCTTTTTTAACTACCCGTTCACCGCGCTCTAGTAAAAAAGTTCCTGTACTGGGCACAAAGTCTAGACCATCGTGCGCCTGCCCTTGGAATTTTTGTGCGCGTATCTGGTCGACATTGGCTTTACCGGCGGCTATCGCTGCGGCTGCTGCGGCTGTGCCGAGCGCTGGGCCTACTACGGGAATGCCCGCCATAGCTTTATATGCACTTGTGGCGCTTTCGTAAGTTGATATAAGAGTCTGAGCTATAGATAAACCCTGGGTAACTTTAAACATTTTTTTAGATTGACCGGCAAACGCGTTTGTAATTGTGCCTAGTTGACCAATTACAAACTCGCTTTTGGCCGCTGCGCTGTCCTCTTCATATTGCCGGCGCATATCAATGTGCTGCTGTTGTACTCCGCTCAATTTTAATTGATGAGCCTCTTCAGCGGCTACTATAGCCGCGTGTTTATCCTCTAGGTCTTCAATTGCTCGTTCCTGAATAAGTGGTGGGAGTTCGAGAGAAGACACCTCTTTGATTTTATTTGCTAAAGTTATTAAAGGGTCCTGATATTTTTCTATTAACTGCACCCGCGCGGTTGCGGCTTGCTCCTCTTGTCTTTCAATCTTGCGCTTGTCTTCGGCTATTTTTAAGTTAGTCTGGTGTAGTCTAAGCTGCTCATCGGCCGCGGCTTTTCGCGCTTCGGCCTGCGCCTCTATTTCCTTTTTGAGTTTTATTATCCGCTCTCGCTCTTCCCTTAAAGCGGCTAAGGTCCTCTGTAAGCGCTGCCCCCTAGACTTTTCACCATTAGCTAATCTGGTCTCTAACTCGGCTATTTTTGTATTTAGCTGTTCCATTGACAGAACAGAGGTGCCGGCGGCGTCGGGGATTGCGAGCGCTAAGAAGTTGAAAAGGGAAGTTAACGGCTTAGCAACAAGGGAGGAAACCTCTACTTTTAACCCAGTGAATGCCGTCTCAAGGTTCGTCATTGAGTCATTAAAAGCGGCGAAATCTGCGGCGGATTCTGTTGTTAGCGTACCGCCTAACCGGTCACTCTCGGCCATTAACTCTCTAATAGCCTCGCTACCGCCCTCCATCGCCCGAATTAGCTTGACGCCTTCAGAATCAAACAACTTGAACGCGATACGCACTTTTTCCGCTGGATCTTTAATCTGGTCCATCGAGTCAGCTATTTTTAAAAACTGCTCATCAGCGCTTAAACCAGATAACTCATTTATTGATACGCCCATAGCGTCAAGCGCTTTTACTGCCTCACCGCCGCCGGTTGTGGCTACCTCGGCTAGACGGCGCTCCATCCGTTGGAGAGCGATATTAAAGGCATTGGAGTCTATACCTGATCTCTCAGCGACAAATTGAAAGCGCGATAAATTCTCAACAGTGATACCAAGCTGACCGGCCATTTTACCGAGTTCATCACTAGCTGCAGCTGTCTCAACTGTGATTTGCCCGATCTTTGCTAGACCTACAGCCGCGCCGAAAGCAACAAGCCCTTTTTTTGCTGATCCTATCGATCCGCTCAACCCTTTGAAATTCTTTCGGGCAGAATCGATCCCTTTACGGGTATCATCCTTGGCGCTTATTCTGAACTCTTGTTTAGGCACTGATCTATAAACCCCATTAACTGCATATACAGATTCGGCTGGTTACTATACCCGCCTCCGCGATATAAAACCCCGTTTTGGTAATGCTGATACATATCAAAAAAACTTTTAGTTTTAGCGTCTATGTCTGGCAAAAAACAACTGTTAGACTCAACCTTAACGCCACCGGCCTCATAACCGAACATGGGAAAATTAGCAGGTCCCTCGCTGTCTGGAAACCGGTCGCAATGCTTGCCCCACTCGCACCGGTCACAATCAAATCTTTTCGGGTTCTGGTAAACCGCAAGCGCCGCAACTACTTTTTTATTAACTCACCATTTGCACCGCTGGCGTCAACTATCTCTCTCGCCAATTCTGCGCGAACGGCTACAGGCAAGTATTTAAAATTAGACTGTAAAAACGGGTAATCAAAGTTTTTCCAGCCTTTCAAACCGTATTTTAAAGATAGGGCGACCCCTTCAGGCGTAAAAACTAGGTCTTGACCATCAATACGGAGTTTAAAGAGCACCTCGCTATACTGTTCTGAGTCTAAACCCTGCAAATCAAATACTGTTGGGTCGGTTGTGTCTTCTGCAATTTTATACTCAAACACACCTAAAGGCGCGTGCGCGTTTATAGCCATTTTTATTCCCTTAATTAAACGTTATAGTTAAATCGTCATCGCCGTTGGACGTGTTTTCAATCGATGAATAGGCAATTTCAAGCATTCGCTGACCTTCTCGGTCACCTTCGCTTATGCCGGTTATATAAGATTTTGGCATACTGAAATTAACTTGATTACCGCCAGCGGTGCCGATATCGAAAACGATAGCGCCGAGCGTCCCGCTCTCCCACTGATCATAGAAATCTATAGTGGCGTCTAGCACGTCTAGCGGGTCGAAAGTGCCGGTAATTTTTCGGCTCGTTATCAATATCTCTCCGTAACCGTTGGCCTCATTCATATCTTTTGGCTTAGATACTTCTAACCCAACATCGAGAGAAAAGTTTTCTAATGATAAATTAGTTGAGCCTTCACCAGCCCAGTTGAAACCAGCGGACAACATAACCGGCGGTATTGAGGCGTCATAGGTGGGCGATATGATCGCGGAATCGGTAATTGAGCCGCTATGACCGACAAAAGAAAACGACGCTACAAGTAATCCACCCGAAGCACCAGCGAACGATACCGAACCCCGAGCGCCAAGAAGTTTTTTAAGCTTACCATCTTGATAATACAAAATAGTAAGCGAGTCAAACCCCGTTGAAACCGGCTCATATACTACGCTGGTCGAGGCGTTAACAGTTTCGCCGAACCCACAACCCTGTAGTAGTACGCCAATTTCTGGCGCGGTGTCTACCGTGCCGCTGTGTTTAACCTCAACGTCAAAGGATATAGTAGCCAAGCGACCGCCGTAAATATCCTGAAAAGGTGCAAGCGAGTTTTTGACACCTGACGATCGCTCAACCATGTTGGCCTCGCTTCCGTAGGTGGGATTTACAACATAGACAGCATCGCCAGCACCCGGCGAGGAGTCTGTTCTATAGGTGCTCTCTACTTTGGCCGCTATTACTTCGCGTCGTGTTAGCATAATGTTTTACCTCAATTTTCCGGGTCGTTACGGGTTCGTCTATATAAAATCTCGTAATTAATAATTTGCATGGCTCTAGGCTTGTCGCCGTCCACGTGCTCCGGCTCGGACGCGTCTATCTCGTCTGTATCTATAACAAACGCTAGGCCCTGCGTATAATCATCCATTAACTTTTTATTGATATCTGTCCGCACTGCTGCAAGCGCTGTTTCGTACTCGTTGGTGCTCTCGTCAACCATTACCATCAGCTCTACGCGCAAAAGGCTGTCTATAAAAGCATTACCGAAATCAGTTTGTTTTGAGTCAATACCTTGCTTCACCATCACAAAGGGTAATTGGTCAGACTCAACCGCATAATATTGCGACCGTTCAGCCGTGACTCCTGCAATTGTGTTCAGGCTCGTATTGATTGCCGCTAGTATCTGCTCTGCTCTATGCGCCATGCTGCAAAATCAACTTTGTTAGTTTCTGTTCGTCTCTAACTAGGTTCCGCACTGTATACGTGGAACCTTCAATAATTAAAACAGTTCCACGCGGAACGCTTGCCGCGTCCGTTTGGTTAATCAAAAATGTAGGCTCATTCGATATAAAATCATCCAGTTCTACTGGTTCTATATCGAATATACCAACTATTTTAGTGCCGTCAGACTTGACCGCATTAACTGCGAAATCATTAGTATCGAAAAATACGGTCAAATCTTCGGAGAATGCCATTTTACTTTTTACCTTGCTGTGGTTGCTGCTTTGGTGCTTGGCATGGTTCAGCCACTTCTTTATCTATAGCCTCCTCAGCTATTGCTTGGGGCACGTCCAGGACTTGTCCTTTTAGATAAGTAATCCCGTCTTTACCGCGCTTTTGAAAACCATGTGTGAATTTAAGCCACATATTTTTAAGTCCTTATAGATTTAGGTTAAGGGGCCATTTTTAGATGACCCCAATTTTACTACTTACAAAAAATATTAAGTTAAAGCGTCCTTCATCGCTGCAAAGCTTTCAGGATGTCTGACCGCTAAGTCGCAGTCTTGCATGGCCACAACGCGAACAACTCCAGTTGTTGAAGCGGTGTATGGATCTACTAGCAGATCTAAACCGCTCCAGAAACCTACCATGAGGTCAGCGAAGTTTCCGAAGATAATAGCACTACATATCTCCACCGCCGTGCCTTTTGTTAGGTTGCTTGGAACGTTATTAGTGATCATTGTACCATAGCCGTTCAGCTCAGTTGAGTTAACCGGCCACACCATACCGGACGCGCCCGACTCTATGATAGTTTTCTTCATAACACCGCGAGCCTTAGCATTAGTCAGATACAT